CAGTGATCAGAGGATGCTAGCTAAAACTATGCTCTCCAGATTGACAGTCGCCACCAAGAGCATGCCAGAAGCCAAAGCCAAGAAGATGGCCAAAAGGCTTTTCGCCCAAGCCGAACCCGAATTTGACTGGCATGTCACCGAGGACAACCTCCATCAATGTTTCGTACAAGCAGCAGAGAAGTTCGAGGAGAATGGACACAACATGTCAGAACTCCTGGACATTGAGAACTGGAAAGACATGAATGTACACCAGGTCAAGGCTTTCCTCAAAACCCAGCAGAAGGCCACCACCAACAAGGACCCGCTCACCACAGACAAAGCTGGACAAAGCATCTCGGCCTGGAGCAAGACACTCAACTTCCAAGTCAACGTGTGGGCAAGATTGCTTGAACTGGTGCTCACCAAACAATCGAAAGGGAAAGTCATCATCGCCACCGGGATGACAGACAAGGCTACCATGACGCTGCTAGAACGGAACCACCAGATCGACGACAACCACGTCGACAACGATTACACCGAATTCGACTCCTCCCAGAACGAGGTCCCTGGCCACATCGTCGACATCGCACTGGTGAGACTGGGTCAGAGCAACGTCATCGAATGCCCGGCAAACGTGCGCGAAAGCCTCATGGAAATGCAAGACTTCCGTCAGATCTCCAGCGACGTCATGTCGCTGCTGGTCAGTCTCAAGCTTGATTCAGGTCAACCCTTCACCCTCATCCGCAACTGCTTCTGGAACCTCTGCATCGCTCTGGACACCATCAAGGGCGCAAGAGTCATCTTCATCAAAGGTGACGATTCCTTGGCGTTAGGTCCAAATGTTGAGTTCGACTACACTGCGATGAACAGTTACGTGAAAGACCTAGGTTGTAACTTCAAGCCTCATTCAGCAAAATCCGGAGAATTTGTTGGCTTCATCATCAACAAGTACGGCGCCGCTTACGACCTCACAAGACTGTGCGCCAAGACCCTGACTAGATGCTACAAGGACAAGGAGGATTTTGACAACTACCGGATCGCAGTCGGAGTCACACTCCGTGAAGTCAAACAAGATGCCGCACACAACATGGTTAAGGTTAACTCTTACCACCACACAGGCTGCACCGATAACATCCCAGACTTCGACATGCTCATCAGCTTCCTCTTCAACTTCGCCGAAGGAAAGGTCCCTTTCAGCAACACCGTGGCCTACGAGTCCCGCAACTACATCACGGATTGCGCTGTCGACATTTCCACACACCACGGCATCGACACCTCCAAACTCAGGGCGATACCAGTGCTCAAGTA